GTTTGCTTGTCCAACACCCTTGAGAATGTCAGTGATATCACTTGGTACTTGTGGAACACCAGGAATGTCAGATGCTGCGCCTAGTGCGCCAAGGATGTCTTTGTTCTCAATCGCTTTCTGAATAGCGCTTCCAGTTTTAGCGTAGCCACCGGCAGTCTTTAACGACTTTGCAAGTTCTGAGTCAACCCCAGGTATCACCCCAACACCCGGCAAAATTGACGCAGCGGCGGACAGCCAATCACCGCTCTTTGCGGCGTTAATGCCTTTGTATGCGTTTGCCGCAGCAGTAGCAATAGGGCCGAAACCCCCAAAACTTGCCGCAGTTAGCGCAAATTTTGCAAGGGCGGTCCCAAAAGACTCATGCGGTTCGGAAATCGTAGTGCGTAAAAAATTACCATCATTATCGTAACTGTCGTTTCGGTGGTAACCTTCGTACTCCCCGGTCAACGGCACACTAACCATATACCCAGATGGCACCGCTGTAAATTGGTCGTCGCTGCCTACATAGTCGCTTACCGGGCGAACTTGTACATTTCCATACGTATTCCAATCGCCGTAATACTGACCTGAATCCCCCTCTCCACTGGGGCCAGCATGGTGAGAAGTAAAGCCTTCTTTTAGCGCTTTATCAAGGTAGGATTTTGGATCGTAGGCCATATCACTGCGTCAAGTCGTAGAAGGTCAAAGACCCGATGGCCGCGCCGGAGGAGCCCGACAGCACCCGGATGCCCAGCGTATAGATGTCACTCGTCCCCGTCAAGGAGGAACCCAACTGAAGATCCCAGTTGTACGTCGCAGGCTGATTGATCGTCCCGCTGGACAGGACAGAGGACTTTACATACTGCATATCCACAATGGTGCCCAGCGTCATGGCCGTAGCCGAGGTGTCCATCTCCACGTTTGCATCACTTGCCACCGCAGCCCAAGAGGCCCCAGTCAGCCCTGTGCTGTTCTTTGCCAGAATAACCTCAAAGTCATCCCCCGTCGAGGTCGGCATCACGTTAAATTTTACAGGCAGCACCACTGCGTTCAGCGCGGTGGAAGCCAGCCGGATGGACACCAGAGGGAGAAAGGTCGTGCCAATTGAAGTTCTGGTCGTTGTCCTGCGGGCAACGTGCTCAATGGATGTCTGCTCGTACCCGCCTTCTGAAACCACCGAGGAGCAGATCTGCTTCATTGACGAAGCGCTTGCCGTCGCTGCGGTGTTGGTAATCTCGTACCTGACCGGCAAAATTGCCGTGGTCATGTAAACAGAAGTGATGTCGTTTGCATTCTCAAACGTGTGGCAGACGATGTACTGCCCGTCAATGATGAAACCACAACGAACAGACCCGACACCAAGCCATTCAAAGTCCATCCACAAAATTTGTGCTTTGGTCAGATCCAGAGTAAACCCGGAGTCTCCCGTCCCGTCAAGTTTGTCGCCGTTCCAGTTGTTTTGCGTCACGATCCGCGCATCGCTGACAGATCCTGAGATGTAAGACCGCAGGACAAAGGACACAGTGCTGTCTGCTTGTTGAATGAACACGCCGTTTTGTGTCCCAAAGTACCCAACCCGCTGGCGTAACCCCGTCTTGGCGGTGTTCATCACGAACGTAGCCAAACACAACAAACCCTTACCCGGTTGGTACGGCATGCACCTGTAAGTCTGCCTTACAACTTCAGAACCACTGGAGGTGGTGACATCCATCCGCACTGAGGATTCGTTGGGCAGGTATGTTGTTGAACCCCCAGTGGCTGTGCTGGTGTCAAACTGATTGTCAATAGCGTAGCGGTTCTGAGAGTCAAAAATCGTGTAAGGAGCGCTGGTTCTTAGCCGACCAAAGGCATCGACGTTGGTCCCGCCGATGGAGACTGGAACGGTTGCAGATGTGCTCACAAGTTGCCCCAGAAGTTGGTCTAGTTGGTTGAAGTACAGGCGCAGGACGCTATTAAATTTGTCGAAGTACTTCTGGTCGTACTCTTGCGATGCCTGTGGAAGAGCCGGTGCAACGAAGCGTTTGATGACGTTGTAGATCAGCGGCATAGTCAGCTTTTACGGCCATCAGGCTTGAGATCGATTCTAGGAGAACCAAGCTGCCACATTACACCTACACCGTCGGACTCAATCTTCATCGCCATCTGACGACCACGAACTCGGATGTTTACCTGCCCCGTGAACTGCTCAACTGGAACTACCGCTGAGCGCGTGATGGCCCCGTTGTCTGAGCCGCCAAGGGATGCCGGGTTGTTGTAGCCTGAACCTGAGTTCTGCAGGGGCAGGAGCGTCAGCGTGGCTGTGGGTGAGCCCGCCGTAGAGCCCCGGAAGGTGATGTCAGGCAGCACCCGCCAGACAAACGAGAAGTTGTGCCCGTCGTCAATGTCGAACTCAGACGATGTGATGTAGGACTCAATAGCCGCCGCAATACCTGTGGAGTTGTCATCCACACCGGACTCTTGGTACAGGAGTTGGTTACCGTAGGCTGCGATGGGGAAGTCGCTGATGATGCTGGCATCAATCCAAGTGGTGCGGTCCATCGTGCCGTAGTACCAGATCTTTTCCAAGTAGTTGTACACCACGTATTTGTCAGGAGATGAGGTGTTGTTGTCTGCCGAGCAGTAGAACCACCAGACCTCGTTGAAGCGCTCTACCGTTGAACAAAAGACCTGCTCGGCTTGGTTGAGGTTGAAGTCACTGAACACATACTGCCGCAGATCGCAGGGGAGTGTTTGAACCCGTCCGTCGTAGACGTAGAACTTCTCTTCACCCATCCAGTAGGTCACACCGCCTGCGGTGATCATGGCCCGGTCGCTGATGAGCGACACGTTGTCGGCCAGCATCTGAGAACCCCACACGATAGGCGGGCCAAGGTACTGCAACGAGTACAGAGCGATGTCTGTCCAGACCAAGATTTCCTGGCGAACCTGGGCAACGCCTACGATTTCTGAACCGTGTGAAAGCGTCAAACTACCTGCTTGGTTTGTCGCGGCAGGCGTCCAACTGACTGCGCTTTCCTGATCCGACCAGCGAATCAGCATCAGGTTCTGATCAGCGGTGCCGTAGTCGTTGCACCCGAAGGCCAGCACAAAACGCGAGGCGTCCGAGACCATCATCAGTCTTTGCACCGTCGGGACGTCCGACGCGCCGGTAAGTGAGGTCAGATTGACACCACGGGTAGAAAGACCGGAAGAATTGTCCCAGTAGTACATCGGCCCGTCCTTGGGGCCAAAGATCAGATCCTCGCCAAAATTCTGCTGGTTCCACACCCGCAGGGACTCAATCGACGTTGTGCCTATCCCCCACGCACCACCACCCCAAGGCCCCGCGCCCCATCCAGACAGAGGTGATTGCGTGGCAGGGCCTGTGTTGACTTGGTACGCCGCCGTGACCGTGCCGCCGCCCGTGGCATTTGAAGAAGCATTGCTCGCTGCAGTGATGGTGTAAGAATCAACATCAATTACAGTGATCTGATACTCGCCGTTGAGCGTTAGCCCGCCCACAGCAGAAGCGCCGGAGTAAGTTACCCAATCATCGGTTTCGCATCCGTGGGCTACATCAGTAACCGTGACTGTGGGCAAGCCGCTAGAAGTTGTAAAGGGGTTTGTCAGCGTTACCGTGTCACGGATAGGCGTGATGTCAAAATACGCACCACCATACATGATGTAGAACTTTTCGTTCGTACCAATGCCCAGCAGAGATGACCAAGGCCACAGCGAACGTGCTGTGCCTTCAAACGTGTTTACGTTAGATACCTGACTCCAGCCGCCAATTTTCTCTGGTGTGCCGTAACGAAAGCGTATCTTATCGCACTCAAACCACCCACCCTCCGTGGTGTATCTGGTATTTTCTCTATTAACACCGGGCTTTAGCTGTATCTTTTTGAGCATATTTACCCCAGCAAAGCAATTTCTGCGGCTCTGCGCTTCACCAGACCGGGCAGTACTTTGCCGCCACCGCGTACCCACAGAGCCAATTGCTCCTGGGCACCTTCCCAGTCAAGTGCGCGGAGCTTGCGCCGCAGGGTGGAGGTCTGGAGTCTACCTGACCCCAGGTTATAGGTGAAGTCTGCGATGGCGCAGAAGGCCCGCCAGTTTCCGTTGGTCACGCTCCAAGCAAAAAGCTCAGGACACTGCCTGATCACCGCCGAAGCGCAGACCCGCTGAAGCTCGTCCATGAGCCAAGCGTCTGCAATGTCGCGGGTAATCGGCGGGTCATCCATCGTGACCTTCTTGCCTGAAGGCTTGTAGACCGTTCCCCAACCGATGGTAGGGTAGCCTGCGGGGCAGATGTAGGGGTAGATCAGCCCGTCCTTGCTGAGCCGGTGCAGCCCCTCAAACTGCTTGCACAGTGCCACCGCTACGTCGAGGTTCACGCAAGCCCCCGCGACTTCAAAGCCCTGTCAAGGAACCAGAAATTGATCGTCCCCGCTACCAGCGCCGCGAAGTCAGGCGACATGGCGGTCTTGAACACTTCCACTGGCGGCATGCCTTGCAGCCAAGCGTTCCAGGCAAACCAGATGTGCACAAACGACCAGATGAACAGAATCCAGTAGGTGACCACCGGGCGCACCGAAGCGCTGAGCGAAGCAACCCAGCCGCCTGCAACTTTGACCATCTCGGTCTGCTGATCCAGCGCGGATTTGAACGCATCCAACACGCCGACATCTACGGCCATGCCGTGCTGAGCGCCGATCTCCTGCAACTTCTGCGCCCCGCGCATCTGCTCCAGTTGGCACTGCTGCTCAAACATCTTGAGTTCGTGCAGGCGTTCGTTCTTGCGATCCAAGAACTTCAGCACTTCCGGGGCGAGGCGGAACAGGCCACCGAAGATTGAGCCCAGCAGGCCCCCGCCGAGGATGTCAAGCATGATGTCAGTCGCTCAAGCCAGCGGGCTCGGGTGCCGCGATCTGCGCTTCGGCTTGCGCCTTGACCTTCATGAACACAGGGTACGCAGCGTCCAGCGGTAGCTTGCCCAAACCGGCGAGCAGCACGTTCATGTCGTTGACAGTCAGATCGGTAAGAGTGATCTTGGGCTCGTTCATCAGTTGCTCCAAGGAAGTCCAGAGGCGTGGGTGGGATTGATCTGGGCGTCGATCTGCCCTTGCACTGCGGCCTCGTACGCAGCGACTTGGTTCGGACCCATGGCGTCCTTGACCCACTGAACAACTTGCGCCTCGGTCAGGTCTTGGTAGGGGACGAACGTCGGATCGTCGTGATCCTTGTGCGGGAAGCTGATCGTGCCGTAGACAGAGCCTGTGGCTGCGCCGTCGGTCTTTGATACACGCCAGTGGGCGGCGGTCACGCAGCACTCGGGGAGAGTGTGGTCCAAACTACTGATTTTCCATTGCATGATTTTTCCTTTCAGGGGGTTAGGCTTCAAGCGCCGCAACACGGGCGCGGAGGTCGTCGTTCTGTGCCTTGAGTTCCTGCACACACTTCATCAGCGCGTATTGCAGGTCCGTTTGGTAAATGCTCAGGCGCATTTTGGGTTCTTCTGCCGTGCCCCAATTGCTCTCCATCACCAACTCAGGCGCAACTGCTTGAACGTCCTGCGCCACTACACCCAGCGTCAGGCCGGGGTCATCTTCCGATTGGTCGATGTAGTTGAACGTCTGAACCGGAATAGCGCAGATCGTATCGAGGTAGGGCTTGGCCGGGGCAAAGTTGGTCTTCTCGCGGCGGTCAGAGAGGTTGACGTTGTTGGCGCTGTAGTTTTCAATTCCACCATCTGAGCGGACAGCAAAACGAGTGGTTGCATTTCCTATCGCTACAATAAACGGGTTTCCAGCTCCGTTGCTGTCTGTGTTGTGTTTGATGTAAAGACCATATGGAGAAGCATTGGTGTTGTTGATTACCTGAGAGTAATCGCCAGTGCTTTGCACAACAGCAAGCCGAGTTGTGATGCCGCTAACAGGCTGACTCGTCGTCCCCACCAACAAATCACCCCCGCTCGTGATGCGGGCGCGTTCGGTGGGGTTGGTGTTTGCGGCAGCGGCGGTCAGGAAGCGAATATCTGCACCGCCAGTCCCGGATGCTATTTGAACCGCTGCATTACCGTATCCAGTATTTTGGAACGCAGACCATGATGCGCTTCCGCTTGAAGTGTTGTAAGAATTGGCAGAAAGAGTGGTAAGTCCCACTGTGCCGTCAAAACTGTTCGACAGATATGCGGGAACTGTAGAGTACCGAACCGACAGCGCGGCAACGGTGTTGTCGTTTGCGCCAACATCCAAGTCAACAGTCGGTGAGGTTTGCTTGATGCCGAGTCGAGAACTCGCATCCAGCGTCATCGCCTGCGTGAAGCTGATCGCGTTGCCTGCGGTGCCGGAGGCCACATGCCAACTGTGTCCAGCAGTGGCTTGGTTGTATCGGAGTGCTACCCCTGTGACGCGATAAATCCAGTTTGTGCCGTTGTAATAGCAATTACCTGAAACATCAGTACCCACTGACGAATTAGCAGAAAAAGCCCCGTAGCTAAATTCCAGCGCTTTTGTCGTGCCCCAAGCACTCGGCGTCACCCCCAAGCCGAGGTTGCCGGAGGAGTCGAGACGCATGAACTCAGTCGTGTAGTTGTCCCACACAAGGGCGTTGCCTGAAGATGTGTTGTACATCCTCCAGTCGGGCGTTTGAAACGCAAAACCAGAACCACGACTGGAAATAAACACAGAACCAAATACGTCCAGCTTTGCTCCCGGCGAACTCGTCCCAATCCCGAGGTTGCCGGAGGAGGCACGCATAAACTCTGTCAGCGACCCACCGATGGCCTGCTGAAACACCATATCCGCAGCAACAGTGCCGGGGCCACCATTTGTCAGTGAAGAGAAAATCTTTCCGTGTTGCGCCAAGGAAAGACCTGCTTGAATCCCAAATGTAATTGCTCCGCCATGACCTCCCGTGCCAGTCGTGTTGTAAACCGACGCGCCTTGGTTTTGCGTTGCGGTGTACACGGTAAGTCTTTGGTCCGGCGAACTCGTCCCAATCCCCAGCCCGGTGCTGGTTAAGACAAGATCGGAAGAAACGGCATTGATGCTCCATGTAAAAGCGGAGCCGTATTGTGTAAAAGGTAAGTACGCCGATGTGCCACGGTTGTACGCCAAAATAACAGGCGTTGTTCCACCCACAATTTCAATACCTGCGCCAGATGCAGGTGGCGTTCCAACTGTGGTTACTTGTGTTCTTGGTGCGGTGAAATTCGTCCCATCAAACGTCAGCGCACTCCCGCTCGTCAGCACCTTGCTGCCGTTGAGGTAAGCCACGCCGTTGGCGGTGCCAGAAGACACTGTCGGATTTCCTCCGAGCGTCAACGCCGTACCATCGAACGTCAGGTTCGCAGAGCCCGTCAGCACCTTGGAGCCATTCAGATACTGGACCTGATTGGCAGTGCCCGCAGACAGCGTGGGGTTGCTTGCCAAGGTCGTCGTACCACCAACCGACAACGCTCCGCTCAGGGTCAGCGCCCCGGCAGAGTTGAACGTTTCAACTACATTGGTCCCATCGCAGTACAGGAGTTTGTACTGGCC